TAATTTAATAAAAAAGAAAAAATGAATAAAGATTCGATATTAGGAATAATCCGTCACATCCTCACCTTCGGTGGAGGGTTCATGACTCAGAATGGTATAGCAACAGATAGTGAGGTTACTACTGGTGTATCAGCAGCAGTCACTCTTGTGGGTGTTATTTGGTCTATTCTGTCTAAGAAAAAGTAATGGAGCGCAAAAAATCAGATAATAAAAAAAATTATTCAAAAAAGAATAGTTCTAAAAAATATATTTTAAAAGCAGCGTATAGGAAAAAGAAGTGACCTTCATAAGTATTATAAAGTCAGCTTTGAGTTCATACGCTGCATACACTAAGTATAAACATAGGAAACATATTTATGACCTTGAAGATGAAGTTGATCGCCTTGCTGCTGATGGTAGTGCTGCTGCCAAGCTGCGTCTTGAGAGACTTAGCAGGAGACTCATCCTTGAACGAAAGCAATCTTTATGATCCTGCTACAATTACCCTTATAAAAGGGTATGACTATCCTTTTAAAGAAGGCAACCTCATGGGCCGTGGTCAGAAGTTCCACAGTGATTATTCTTATAGAAGAGCTATAATAATTGGAGGAAATAAATAATGCCTAATAAAAAATCTGATAAGAAAAAAATGCTTCAAAAATCTCTCAGGATTGTTAAAATGGGGCCTCCTAAACCACCGAACACTAAAATGGGTAAAAACCCGTCTAGGTCTACATATAAAGGGGATGGGGGTCTTATGAGAATGACAGGAGGAATCCTTCCTTGGCAATACTCATCGGATTCTAGGGACATGGATCACAAAAGAGCAGGAGATCCTGTTTCTGCAGCTAAACAGACAAAACAAGAAAAGTATCGTCAAAGATTACGTGACTTTGAGGAAACTGATTAGGAGGTGATTTGTACTACAAATATGCTATATTTGTAGTGTATGATAGCAATATGTGTAGGACATTCTCGACCAAATGACTCAGGAGCATCTTCTGTAACTGGAGTCACTGAATGGGATTACAACTCCCAACTGGCTGATATGATCAGCGACAGGTTGAAGACTAAACATAAAATCTACTCAACCTATAAAGGGAGTAGTTATTGGAGTTCCATGAAATGGTTAGCAAAGACTTTACGTAACGACGGAGTAGAAGCAGCTATAGAGCTTCATTTTAATGCAGCTACTCCATCAGCAACAGGACATGAATGGTTGTACTGGAACACTTCAGAGAAAGGTAGACTATTTGCCCGTGCTTTGAGAGACTCTTTTGAAGATTGCTTCCCTCAACTGCGTAGTAGAGGTATTAAACCACGCCAGAAAGGCAGTAGAGGAGCAGGTTTTTTAAGGTTAACGCACTGCCCAGCGACTATCGCAGAACCATTTTTTGGTAGTAATGAGGAGGATTGGGAGCTTGCTTTAAAAAATATGGAAGGTATGGCCACCACAATGGCTGCTGGGATTGAGCTCTACAAAGAACTTTCAGAAAGGTGGTAATGTGCAGCTACCTAAAACAATATCGATTGCAGGGCAGAGAGTAAAACTTGAGCGAGTCCCATTCAATGGAGATAGCCCTGACTTTGGTATGTATCTACACGATAGAAAAACTATCGAGATAAACAAAAACATAAAAGGTAAAACACTTTTACATACAATCAGACATGAAATGATGGAAGCTAGTCTTCTTATAAGCGGAGTAGGGTGGCTTGAAAACTATGATCAAGAAGCCGTTGTCCGATGTATGGAAGAGATATTCTTCCCTGCTTGGGATGCCTTTACGAAAAAAATTAACTATGGCTAAGTTTATCGAGACGGATTCTTTCGCTTTGTATAAACCATCTAGCGAAGATATATCTCTAGCGCATTCTAGGGCTACTGAAATGGGGGTTCTACCTAACTCTTTTACTAGAGGGATGGGTAGAATGACAGGATGTTTAGGTGAGATAGCCGTTAATAGGTTTCTTAAAAAAAGCAAATACGTTGGAGATACTTCATTTACTCATGACATTGAACATAAGAAAAAGTTAGTTGAGGTAAAGTCAAAAACATGTACTTCAATCCCTAAACCAGAGTATGTCGTTTCTGTTAATTGTGCTAAAGGAGAAATGCCTGACAACGATATTTATTTTTTTACTCGTGTAAGAAAAGATTTAATGGTCGTATGGATTCTAGGTTGGCTGCCAACAACAAAATACTTTAAAGTAGCTAAGTTTATGGGCAGGGGGGATCAGGACGAACATGGGTTTGTGTACAAAGCTGCTGGATACCACACCACCATAGACAACTTAAATACTCCATTTATATATAAATAAATTATTTATATGGACTATCTCCTTCTACAATAGGCGTAGAGATGTATAAAGGATAACCCTTTCCACAAGACCCTGCTACGTTGTACCAAAAATATTCTGATGCTTGTTCTGAGGTCATATCTTCAGACAAAATCTCAATACATTTATCTATTGAATACACAGCTCTAGGTTCTTCATTTTCAGTATCTACACCTATAAAAGCACTATCTAAACCATCAGGTAAAGCAATACTACAATCAGGAGCTGTTGTTTCTATATATTCTTCTATTTGTTCCCTATTCATTTTATTTAGACTTTATTTTATCTATATCGTATTTATCTGTTATGTCAATCTCCCACACTTTACCTCCCCCAAAACCTAATGATTTGACAGGACGAACGTGTTTGTTGGATTTACATGATTCCTCAATTATTAGCATTCCTCTTCTTACAAACTCCAGATTATGGGACATACCAACACTCCTACCACCATTGAATTCGTGCAAGAGTACTTGAAACTCAGTTAAAGTCCCTCTCCACTTAGTGTCCCCATCCCAATACTCCCTAGCTCTTTTTGAAAAGAATTCTACAAGTTCTGCAATACTACTTCTACTAGAATTATCATATGCGGCTGATGCTATGGATTTATCTATGTAAGATATAACACCATATCGAGACCTACCTACAATATCTTTTGGTACATCCCAATCGATTAGCCACTTAGCGTAGTAAGGAAGCTCTCTAGTTATAATCTCCTCTAAATCTGCATTTGGTGGAAAGTTCCTTGTAGAGTCATCACTAATACGTAAAGCCATTATCTTGTCTCTGTTACTAGAATCGAGAGCAGGTATAACACTCAAAGAGTTAGCATCCATATTAAGAGTTAATATAATACGACCACTCCAAGGAATGCTCATCTCATCACAATATTTAGCCATGTAAGAGATATCTGGATTAGCTACAACCCGTTTAAAGATCTCAGTAGCTTTTCTTTGATCTTGGAAACTCGCTGCACTCTTTGTGTCATCAACACACCAACACGGAACCCTTGCTAGTTCTTTGTTGAATGATGTCTGTCCACAAATGTATTCAGAAGCATCGGAGTAGCCGCCAACAAGAGCTCCTATAATTCTTCTCGCTATGAGCGTCTTACCTCTACCAGTTGGCCCTACAAGAATTAAACCCTGTCCTTGTTTAGGTACTCTATATAAGACTGACTCATAGAATCTTTTCATATGAGCATGGAAGTATTCTATCGTAGGTCTTTTATCATTTACAAATAATTGATTTAACCATGCGTGAATAAAGGGCCAGTTCTTCGGGTCTCCGTTGTCAGCAGGTTCAACAGGGTAGATGTTTTGAGAGTTAAGTATACGGTGTGAGTTAACTTCAACTACTCTTTCTTTAGACCATATGATAGGAGCTATTTCGTGTATTCTATTTTCGTTAGATATTGTTAGTATAGCAGCATCTACCTCCGATATGTGCTGTCCTTTCTTTGCTTTATACAAGAATCCAGATTTCCTAAGTTCTAGAACTAGTTGATCTTTTGGGATAGGGACAGCAGTTCCATGAAGTAATTTAAAGAAGTTCTTACCATTGAACCAATAGTTATCAAGCAAGTCTCCTAACTTAGTTGTTTCGTAGTCTTCAACAAACTTCTTCCCAAGTATTTCTCTCCATGTTAGAAAACCTTTACCTGCTCTATCGCTGTAGCATATAACACCATCCTCAGTAAGCTGACATCCTTCTCTTTCGATACCATCATCTATCCAAAATAATGGGCCTCTTTCACCTACAGCAAACTCACCCATCCATCTGTTAGGGAATCTTTTAAAGACCTCCTGACCAACTACTTCCATAGGGATTGAAGTCTCTGTAGTTTGGGGTGGTTTATCCATAGCAGCTTTTAGTAGCATTGTTTGCACTACGCTATCTGCTAAAGGATCACCTATCTTCTTCCAGTCCTCCCCTAATTCAAAGTATTGGTTAGACTTTAAAGAAGATCTATCAAAACCCGCAAAGATTCTATCAAGTCTCAGGTGTGTACACATCCTTTGCATAAAGGCAGCAAACATGTCAGGAGATATAGGGATCTTTTTAAATTCCCAAACTAGTCTCATATATCCAGATTGAGTCTTACTGATCCACGTAGGGAGTAATCCTTTGCATTGAGTTTGTATTATTCTCTCAACAATATCCCAATCAACAGGAGCGTCATAATCGGCAACAATACCTGATATAGCATTCGGTGGATTATCAGACTGTATTCTTAGTGACGGATTATCTCCTTCAACAGTACTGTAAAAAACGTGATCTGTTTTTTCATCAGCACACCACGCTCTGAATTTTGCTTTATCTGAGAATGTAGGTTTTTTCTTTTGTACAGATAGAGGGTCTGTAAACTTGTGGGCTTTCTTATCTTTTAAGTTTTTTAAATAACGGTATTCCATATTACTTTTCATATCGGGTTATAATTTTTCCTTCCGCTTCAAGAGGTATATCATCAATCCATTTAGGTGGGGTGCTCATAATCTCTATGATTCTTTCCAGTGTTCGGTCTGCTTTATCTGCGTCTTCCTCCACGACAACTTCGTCATGTACGTGAAAAATTGTTTTTATACCTTCTTCTTCAATACGTAAAAGCATATCTGAGAAGATATCTCTAGCGAGAGCTTGAGAAGCATTCTCTGCAAGAAGTCCTCCCCACAACCTAACAGGAATCTTTTTTGGCCCTTTAGCTACCATCGCTACGTAGTTCCTTCTTTCGTTAAGAAGGGCTACTTTTATTTTACCGTAGTTAATTGACCTACCCGAAGGCAGAGGAACTTTAAAGTCTTTAAGGCTAGAATAAGATACATGCAATCTTCTTTGAAGATCGTTCCAAAGACCAACCACTTTATTCATTTTTGTCCTATACATGCCCACAGCTTTTTCAGCTTCAGCTAAAGGTATACCCGCTATCAAAGAAAATTTGTTGGCACTAGCTCCGTAACCGCACCCTAACACAATAGTCTTAACAAGGTGGCGTAGTTTAGGGTTTTCGTCTTTTAAGACTCCTTTAGAACTATCCCACTCACCAAATCTGATAGCGAATGCTTCGTATATATCCTCACATGCTTGTATCTCTTTTAAAGTATCTTCATCTCCTGCTAACCAACATAGTGTTCTAACTTCTATCTGCGATAAATCAACAGCGATCAACTTCTTATTTGGTTTAGAAGTAATCAGTTTACGTAAGTCTACACCAAACATCTCACCTCTCGGCAAGTTCTGTAGATTTAAGTTACCACCTCCACCAGAAAACCTACCCGTTGAAGCTCCCCAATACATAATGTTCCCGTAATATCTTTGGTCAGCCATTGTAGCATAACTAAAGCTCTCAATCTTCCTCTTGAGTGAGTTGATTCTTCTATAGTCTCTAACAGCACCAATCCATTTATATTTTTGCCCGTGCTTCTTAATCCACGCATTAGCATCCTTGTCAGTCATCGCTAAACTGACTGGAGGTTCGAGACCCATTTTACGGCATTCGTTATTGAATGCTTTTCTTGAAAGTGTAGGAGCTTCCCCTATCCAAGGTATAGAGTTCTCTGCCTCAAATAGGTTTTTATTTATATTCTCTGTTTGTGTTTTGAGCTCACTTGTATCAATAGGTATCCCTCTTTGAGATATAGTTCTATTTAAACAACTGATGTTTCTCTCCGTCTCAGGCCACTGGTTTTCCAGCTCTTGCCAAATTTTTAGACACAACTCAGAATCTTTAAGGGCGTACTCAGAAACTTCTTTCTTAAAATCTTTTGTCATGTTTTCCCACTGCTTCCCCAACATGTTATCTCGTGTTTCTTTTGAAACATCTAAATCAAATAATTCTGCAGAAGCATTTTTCAAGGCTCGTGGTAGCCCACAATACGCAGCTAAATCTGCAGTACATAACCACTCAGCGTATTTAACAGAAGGCCACCATTTTTTTTCTACACCAAATAAATATAATGTTTGGTCAAAAGGAGCGTTATGACTCACCGCCCTATTGCCTTCAATAAGAGACCAGTCGAATTCTCTAGGGTCTCCAACAAAAGATGTACCCTCGTCCCCTACTACTGACACCATATATGCATCAAATAAAGGGTGGCTGAAATAACCTATAGTACCTAATGTTTTAATTGAGCATTCTTTATCGTAGTAAGTTTCAAAGTCTATCGCAAAAGTATTCATAATAATTTAAGTAAATAACTCACCCGCACTACACGCCCCCACAGCATGATCATCATACGGGTGAGTCCCCTCTATGAACAGTAAGCAGACGTGCTTACTGAGATTCTTCGGTTTCGTCCTCTACTAAAAAATCTAGTAGGACTTGTTCAGGGTCGTTACCTTTGCTTTTAAGCATTTTAACATACCAGTTGAACCCAATAATGAGTTGCTGAAGCCTCTCTTTTTGGTGCTGGAGCTCTTCGATCTTGTTTCCAATATCTTCAATTAGTTTCTCAACTTGATCGTGCTCACTTTGAACGATATCTATAACTTCTTTATTGTTTTTCATATTATCCAAGTCTTGCTGCGAATGTTTGAGTTTCTTCAGGGGTTCCTTCTGTAGTCGGTGTAATGCTTGGCACAAACCAACTATTCATTCCTCTAGTAAGAAGTTCGGTTTTAAACTTCCAGTACTTTGAGCAAAGAGGAGCATCTGGATTGAATGCTTGAAATGTAGCTAGTCTTTCAAGCGTGTGCTTGTAAGCATCTTTAGCAACATTAATTTTACCCATAGCGTAGAACTCGTCTCCTATTGGATATGGATAAGCGTCATCATCTCCTCCGTCCATTTTCGGGAACAAGAACATGATTTCCGCAAACTTAACAATAGGCCAATCAGAGGCCGCTGCTAACTCTTCTGAAGCATCTTGATTAAATACCTGTCGAGGCATTTCAGCATGCCCATAAGGAGTATCTTCTCTCCAACCTTTAAGAGCTTTAAGTGGGATACACTTACACTCTTGCTCGTGTTCGATAAGGGTATGTAGTTTATCAACTACTAAACTCCCTGTCTCTCCCGCTATTTTTGAAGATGCTTGAACTACATTCAGTCTTGGTGCATTTAAATCATCAGCACTGTATTCTAGTTTTGGGGCATCTGTTATTACTTTTAGTGTTTCTTCTTGTGTTTTCTTTAGTGTTTTACTCATTTATATTTTATATGTTTTATATTTATATGTTTTAGGTTTTCATGACAGCGTGAAACGCTCGTCAGAAGTGGCTATAATGTCGAGATCTTGGGCAGCGTCAAGGAATTCTTTAGACTTTTGTTTTTTCTCCCCATCAGGTGCTGTATCTCCTACAGCTTTTGCTAACTTTGTTAGAGGAACACTAGCTAAGTCTAAAACCTGTTCTGGTTCGAGGTCATATTCTTCAGCTAACTTAGCTAGTTTAACATTGTTTGTGCATTTTTTTGGAGCTCCCATAGATTTAAGTCTTAGCGTAGGAAACTCCACACCTTCTTTTGCCATAGCCATAGCTTTAGCTTTTATTCTAGTGGCCCAATTTGTAACTATCTTGGAAACAACATATAAGTGCTCTACTGTTTTAGGATCATCTGGATCAGATATATCTCCTCTTGGCAATGCATCATCAGCAACACGAGAAGCAACTTCAACAGCTAAACCGCCTAATGCAGGACATACATCTTCGTGAGCGCAGAATCTACAGTTGACTGTAGGGTTCAACTCATACAGATCAGGAGCACCACCGTCCCACTGCGGTCTTATCTTTTCTCCTCTTTTAATTATTTTACTAAGTTTCTTTATAAGGTCTGGTAGTTCATCTCTTGTGAAGACACCTGTCAATGTTTGCCCTCTAACAGGAATGAAGAACACAAAGTCAATTTCGTTAACTTCTTCATGCGCTTGGAAAGCACCTACTGTGTAAGCCGTCGCTTGCCAATTCTCTCTCGGTTCATCAATCTGACTAATACCAGTCTTGTAATCAATCATGACTGCCTTTTCCCCTAACTTAACAAACTTATCGCAAGTTCCCCAAGTCTCAGTTCCATCCAGTTTTATGTCTACCTGAATCTCGTTATACTCTTTGTATGTTTCCCCGTTAGCAAAACTACTAAGGTATGCCTCTTCGTCGGCT